GGGCTTCGGCGCGTCGGCGCAGTCGCTCGCGGCCAGCCAGGCGCCGGGTACGGCGACCACGGTCTCGCGCGGGGACCATGTGCACCCGATCCCCTATGGCGTCACGGGCTTCGGGTCCTCAGCCGCCGCTCTGGCGGGCAGCCAGGCGCCGGGGACGGCTACTACTGTCTCGCGCGGCGACCATGTGCACCCCTACCCGACCCTGGCCAACCTGGGCGCGGCGGCGGTGGGTGGGTCGCTCAGCCAGGCATTCAATGCATCGGGTCTGACGCTCGCACCGACCGGCTACATCGACACGACCGGGTACACATCCAAGCTGCAACTGAACAACGATTTCAACATTTTCACCGATGCGATCTGCTACGTGCGCAACTCGGTATATGGTGCCGCGCCAATCATCTGCGGCTGGGTTACGTGCACGGCGTTGAGGACTACCAGTTACGCCGGGATTGGACACTCCACCTACAGCGGGAAGGTGATCCCGTGGGATCAGGCCGTAACCCTTCAGTGCGCCACGTTCTACGCAAACGGCGAGGAAGGGACTGGCTATGCGCGCTGCGAGCTGGGGGTTGTGGTTTACACCTCCGCGACCGCGCGCTCGGATATGCGCCTGAAGCGCAATGTGCGGGCGATGACGCAGGACTCTGGCCTGACCAGACTGCGCGCCCTGGCGGCCGGCGCGGGTCTCATCCACTTCAACTTCGATGACGATGCGGCCGACGAGCCGGAGCGCACGGGGCTGTCAGCCCAAGCGGTGGCGCAGCTCGTCCCCGAAGCATCCCGGGTATTGGCCCCGCCGCTACAGCTCGATGGATCGGTGGCACCAGTTGCTCCCGGGAGTGCCCCGCTGTTGGGCTGGGAGGTAGGCGCCATGATCGCCCTGCTGGTGGATGCTGTCGCTACCCTGGACGCCCGCCTGACCGCCCTGGAAGCCCCGGGGAGGGGTAGGCCATGACCCTACCCGTCGCCGTGTCTGACATCCGCGCACGAGACTGGCAGCCGGCCCTCGGCGAGATCGGCGCCGTGGTGGTGGACTTAGAGGACATCGCCCAGGCCATCCGCATCATCGTCACCACGCCCAAAGGCTCGGACCCGCATCGGCCGCTGTTCGGGGCGGACGTGTTGCAGTACATCGACACCCCCGAGATCGAGGCCACCCCGCGCGTGATCAACGAGGTGGCCGACGCGATCCTGGCGTGGGAGCCGCGGATCACGCTGGTGAGCATCACGCCGACCTTTGGCCTGGCGCAGATCTCCTTGGCCATCGTCTGGACCCGGCGCTCCGCGGGCCTCGATCAAATCACCACGGAGGTGACGCTGTGAGTGCCCTGCCAGACCCGGACTTCATTGCGCGGGACCCGCAACAGGTCACCGCGGACCTGATTACCGGCTGGGAGCAGATGACCGGAAAGGTCCTCTACCCGGCGCAGGTAGAGCGTCTCCTGATCGACCTGGCGGCCTACCGCGAGACCCTGGTGCGCATCGGTATCCAGGAGGCCGCCAAGCTCAATCTGGTGGCCTTCAGCCGCTACCCGATGCTGGACTACCTGGGAGAACTGGTGGGCACCTATCGCCTGCTGGGCTCGCCTGCGGCGACCACGCTGCGTTTCACACTGGCCACTCCGGCGACGACATCCGTACTGATTCCGGGCGGGACACGCGCCCGCGGCGCGGGCCAAGAGTTCGCGACCGATCTGGATGCCACCATCGCGGTGGGGCAGCAGGAGGTCGATGTCCAGGCGACAGCCTCCCTGACCGGGGCCGCCGCCAACGGGATTGATGCCGGGGGCGTGACCAGCCTGATCGATCTGCCCGGACAGGGCCTGACGGTCACCAACCTCGCCGTAACCTCGGGGGGGCTGCCCACCGAAGACGATGAACGCCTGCGTGCCCGCATCCGCCTGGCCCCGGAGCATTTCACCTGCGCCGGTTCGGCACTGTCCTATCGCTGGCAGGTCATAAGCGTCCGCGGCGATGTGGCCGATGTGGGCATTACCTCTCCCTCGGACGGGCGGGTGAATGTCTACCCGCTGCTGGACTCGGGGCTGCCCGATGTTGCCCTGCTCGATGCGGTACGCCTGCGCCTGAGTGCCGAGACGGTTCGCCCATTAACCGATTGGGTGACGGTGATGCCACCCATCCGGGTGCCCTACGCCGTGACGGTAGGCATTACCGGGCTCCAGGGGGCCAGCGAGTTGGCCGTGGTGGCCGCGGTGCAGGCGAGCCTAAGCGCCTACGCCGCCAAGCTGCGCGCCACGCTGGGCCATGACCTGGTGCCCTCGCAGTGGTCAGAGCGGGCGCAACGTATCGGCGGGGTCTACTCGGTCACCGTGACCCTGCCCGCGGCGCGCGTGCTGAAGCCCTTCGAGTGGGCAGACTGTACGGGGATTTCGGTGGTCTGGGACGGGTTCGGCGATGACTGAGCCGCTGCTGGTCCAGCCGTCGATCCGCGATGACCGCGGGCTGGCCATGGATGCCGCCATGGCGCGCCTGGGGCGCCTGGACCTGTCCACGCTGCTGGTCTATGCGATCCGCCACGTCACGCCCACGGCCCTGCCGCACCTGGTCGATCAGTTCCACATGACCGGCCTGGAGGGCTGGGATACGGTCTCCACCGACCCCGAGCGACGCGCCCTGGTGCTGGGCTCCATCGCCTATCACCGGCTCAAAGGCACGCTGGCCGGGCTGCGCCTGGGCGGCGGCCGGGTGGGCTTGAGTATCGTGCGCGCGATCACCCCGCCGGCCAAGGTCTACATGGCCCCGACCCTGACGCGAGCCGAGCGTGATGCCTTCCTCGCCCGCTACCCGCAACTGCGCCTGTATCGCTACCGCATCCGCAGCGTGCGCCTGGCGCAGGGTTGGTACAGCGGGTCGGCCTTTGTGGGCGCCGCCAACTACCCGACGGTGACCGATGCGCAGTTGCGCATGGGCTGGAGGTCCTTCCTGTGGCAGGTCGGGGGGGCGGAGGCGCCGATCACGACGCTGGTGCGCGAGATCGCCCGCGAACGGGCCGATGCGGAGTTGTTCGTCAACATCCGCCGCCCCGGCTCGGCGGGCTTCGGGTTCTACCCCGGCCGGCTGATCCCGCATGCCTATTACGTGACCCAGGACGCCTCTGGGCGCCTCTATAACGTCACGTTATCGTCCCCTTACACCGACTTCGACGAGCTGCTACACCAGCGCACCGCCCCCCCCGGGCTCGACCCCATCAACATCCGCTACACCCAGGTGGCACAGCGTTGGATCCGGCACGGGGCCATGCTGGGCGCCTGGCTGTCCGGGCACCTGGTGGACAACGGGGCGCGCGACCGCCTCTATCGACGCTTCTGGCTGTTCGATCCGGCGGTGCCGGTGCCGCGGCGCGGGCGCAGCACCCACGTGGGCGCCATGAAGCTCGGCATGCCCGCCTATACCGCGGAGCTGCGCACCAGCCAGCCCGGGCAGCGCTCGCCGCGCATCGTCGGGGCGTTCGGCTGCGGCTACTGGGCACCGGCGAGCACCTCGCGCCTGGAACGTGGGGCGGCGGCACTGCGCCTGGCGGTGGCGGTGCGCGATAAGGTCTGGATCGACACCCACGACCGTCAGACGCTGACCTGCGGCGGGGCGGTCTTCAGCGGCCGGCATAGGGCTGGCGACATCATTTCACGCTCGATTTAAGAGAGTCCAAATCATGGAAAAGCAAGTCATCTTCCGCGACCGGCAGGAGTTTCAGGCGGCCGACCCCAACGCGCTCGAAGGCTATGTGCGCGCCTCCATCGACCACCTGGTGATCGATGCGGTCAGTAGCGGGAAGCACTACACCGGCTTTACCAGCGCCGCCACCGGGGCCACCGAGGTCACGGTGCAGCCGGGGCGCTACTACAACGGCGGGGCGGTGTACGTGAACGAGGACGAGCAGGGCATCAACCTGTTCCAGTACGTCCCGCTGGTGACCTCCAAGATTGTCGCCATCGTGGTCTGGGGCCAGGAGGTCGATACCCAGGTCGAGCCGCGCGACTTCTTGGTGGATCTTCAGACCGGGGCGACCGAGCCGCAGGCGGTGGCCATGGAGCGGGTGCGCCACTGCGAGGTCAACCCCATGCCGGGGACCGAGAGCGCAAACCCGCAGCCGCCGGTACTCCAGACCGGGACCATGGCGGTGGCCTATGTCTACATGACCCCCAGCGGGATCTCCCGGGTGGAGATGCAGCCCGGGGTGTTGCCCAACGGCGACGACCACGAGGTGCGCCTCGACGTCCTGGAGGCCTGGAAAGCCGCCGCGGAGCCGCGTATCAGCTCGATCGCCACCGACCTTTCGGCGCTGGCCAAGGCCATCGAGGGCAAGGTGGACCGGGCGGTGTTCATGGAGGTGGCGGGGGATGTGGCCACCATCAAGGACAAGATCCAGTTGCCGGCGAGCTATGCCAGCTACGACGCCGATGCTTTCTCTGGCATCACCAAGCAGAACCAGGCCCATGCCGGCTATTCGGCGCGCGTGGATAACGGCCTGTTGTTCCCCTTCGCCACCAGTGCCACGCCCGCACTGGCGCTGTTCAACCCCATCGATGCGAGCGTGAAAACCAACGGCGCCGGGATGGTGCTGCCGGCCTACGCGCATGTGGCACGCATCCAGACCCAGGGCTATGCCGGGGACTTGAGCGTCAGTCAGTACCAGGTCCAGACCCATACCCTGCGTGCCAAGCTGGTGCAGCATTGGCGCTGGTGCTACGGCTGGCACCGCAACTTCTACAGCCGCTGGTATGCCTGGAACTACCCAACCTTCTATTGGTTCCGGCCCTGGTGGGGCTTCTGGTGGGCCAAACCAGAGACGGTCTATGTGGACTCCGTCTCGACCACCAGCTACGGCGGGGCCATCGTCGCGCAAACCTTCCTCAACCCCAACGCGACCTGGTTGACCCGGCTCGGGCTGTACTTCACCTCCATCGCCGCGGCGGGCGGCGTGCAGGTGGTGGTGTGCGAGACCGACGCCGGCAAACCCAACCTCCAGAAGGCGGTGGCACAGACCACGTTGGCGGTGGGAGATCTGAAGGCGTACCCGCAGGAGACCACGATTGACCTGCCGCACGTGCTGCTGGAGAGCGGCAAGCGCTATGCCGTGGCCCTGATCACTACGGGTGACCACCGCGTGGCCACCGTGTCGGGCAACGCCTATACCCAGGGCACTCTGTTCTACGGATCGGACGGCGACTACTTCCAGGGCGATCTGACCAAGGACCTGATGTTTACGGTCTACGGCGCCCAGTTCAACCGCGCCCGCACCGAGGTACAGCTCCAGAGCGTCTCGCTCGCCGGGGGCCTGACCGACATCGACATCAGCGCCCCCCACGTGGTGCCGGACGGCTGCCAGCTCCAGTACGAGATCCAGCCCCAAGGCAGCGGCACCTGGTACCCGCTGGGCAACGCCTCCATGGTGCTGGGCAACGACACCACCGCGCCGAGCCTGGTCAACCTGCGGGCGGTACTGCTGGGGACCTCCGACCTGGCCCCGGCGTTTGCCCTGACCTCCGGTGCCATCACGGTCAGCCGCCCCGACGTGGCGGTGCAGTCCTGGTCCACCACCCGCACCCTGGGGGGCGCAACGACCAGCGTGACCCTGAAGCTGATGCTGGCCGACTGGGACGCCGCCAACCACGCCATCACGCCCAAGATCGTCACCAGCGGCCCCACCGAGACCGGCGCTGGCACCACCGTGACCGAGACCCTCGACGGGGCGACGCGCAAGACCTACACCTTTACGATTCCTTCGAGCAGCAGCTACGAGATCAAGATCTCCGGCACGCGCAATAGCGGATCGAAACCGTTCGCCATCATCAACCGTATCGACATCGCACTGTAAGGAGGTTATGCCATGGCCATCAATACCGATCTGATCGACGCACAGACCCAATACTATGTGACGCTCAATGCGCCTATCGTCATCGATGCGGCGAATACCCTCTATCCTGGGCAGGATATTGAAATGCGCGGCGATCTGGTGATCACCCACGCGGAGGCCCTCGACAGTGCCCAGGCAGTTTGAGCGCTACCGCTTCCGCGACGGGGTGACGACGCTCGGGGAGGACACCTTTAACCGTGTCCTGTCCGACATCGACTTGCGCCTGGCCACGCTGGAAGGGCTCCAGGGCGACTGTGAGGCCGCGCTGGCCCTGGTCTCAGACCAGGGCCTGGCGCGTGTGGCAGAGGCCATGTCCGGCCCGCTGGCGGACCTGTCGGAAAGTGTGGCGGCACTCGCCGCGCAGGTACTGGCCGCCCAGCAGGCGGGCATGCTGCTGGACGCCCCCGGTACCGTCACGGACGCCAATATCGGCAACCGTACCCTGTCCGATGGGTCTGCCCCTGGCAGCGGCACCGGCGACCTGACGACGCTGCTCGCAGGCATCGTCAATCGCCTCAAGGCCATCACCGGGGGGGCGACCTGGATGGCCAACCCGGCCACCACGCTGGCCGCGGTCGGAACCGCGGTCACGGCCTCTACCAACCACATCGCCGCGCTGGCCAATCCGCACCAGACCACCGCGGCGCAGGTCGGGGCGCTGAACGTGGCCGGGGGGACCCTGACCGGCCCCCTGGTGATGACCGCACAGCCGGTGAGCGGGGTACTCACGCTGGGCTACTCGGGGGAGATCGACAACGGTAACAGCGGGTCGGCCAAGACCATCAGCCTGTACCTCGGGGCGAAGCAGAAAATCGCCTTGACTCAGAGTTGCACCCTGACAGTCGATCCGGCGACCGCCCCGGCGGGCGACTACCTGCTGCGCATCGTCAACGGCGGGGCCTACACCGTGACTTGGGCCGGCTTGTCGGGAACGCGCTGGCAGGGTGCCTCCTCGGCCCCCGCGGTGCTCTCCGGCAGCGGGAAAGAGACGCTGGTCTCGATCTACTGGAACGGCTCGACCATGACCCAGAAAATGGACCATGTTGGGGCGACGTAAGGAGCGGCAGGAGGCCCCCAAAATGCCAGTTTCGGCCTAGATGTAGCAAGCTCTGGAGCGGGGGCGCAACCCAAAACAAAATGGTCTAATTGGGTGAAGGGAATGAGTTGCGGAAGAGACTCTTAATCCATCGGTCGAAGGTTCGAATCCTTCACGACCCACCATAAAACAACGGGTTATGCCATCTGGCCAGGCCCTTTCCCAAAACGTTCCCAAAAACGATCCGCCTAGCGGGTCGCTGGAACCCGCCCCGGAAGCCGATCGTAGACGGCCAGCATCCTCGGGTCCCTGTGGCCGGAGGCGGCCAGTTTGTCGCCCTCGGTATCCGAGATCCCCTTGGCCTTGAGGTCATGGATGCGGAACCGCTCCCCGGTCCATGGCAGGCGCTGCCAGGCGGTTTGCACCGTGCTCTCCCGCAGCCGGCCGCGATCGGGGCCCACCATGACCCAGGTCGCGCTGGCGATGGCGCCGTGGAGCCCCAGCGCCGCCGCCACGGCGGCCCGTAGCCTGGGCGACCATTGGGTAATGGCGTCCCGTGATCCTTTCCGGCGCCGCAGGAGAACCCCTTCATCCAGCAGGTCTGCCCGGGTCAGGTCAAGGACCTCGGACAGTCGCGCCCGCAGCAGGTAGGCCAACTCCATGACCGGCACCAGGTACGGGGTACCCGAGCCAGCGGCTTGTTCCAGCCTGGCCAGGTATTCGGCATCTGTCACATAGCGGGTCCGCGCCCGCTCTCGGATTCGCGGGACCGCCCGGGCCGGGTTCACGCTGGCATAGCCGCGCGCCAAGCCCCAGGAGAAGACGCGCGAGATGTAGGACTTCTCGCGGTTGGCAGTGACCGGGGCATCCGTCGCCCGCATGTCTTGCCACTTCTGCACCAAGGGTGGGGTCCAGACCGACAGCGGCAGGTCCCCGAGCAAACGGCCGTCCGCCATGGGCGTTGCGCACAGACGGCGGTGCGCGCCCTCATAGTCACGGTGCGTGGTCGAGGCCAGTTCCTTCGCCTTAGCGCTGGCCAGGTACAGGCCTGACAACCAGCGGAACGTGCCGGTGTTCGGGTTCGTCCGGGCCTCATAGGCGGCCCAGACCTCGGACAGCGAAGCCACCCCGGCGCAAAGCCGGGTCTCGGTCTGCTTCTGCGTCTCGGGATGGTAAGTGCGCAGGATGTAACGTCCCTTCGCCAGATAGACGTAGGGCGGCAGTTTCTCGGTGTCGCGGGAGCGGCGTCTAGGGGCCATCGAGGCAAGGCGGGTGCGGTGCGGTCTAGGGCCTGTCATCTTGGCACAGCCAGGCGCGTGCGCCCATGGTCTGGCGCCCCGCGAAACTCGGGTACCTGCTCCGATGTCCCCGCGAGGGCCGCCTCCAGCGCGCGCGCGGTGGTACAGATCCGTCCGTCCCTCCCGTACAGCACGGGCACACCGGCCCGGCGCAGCATCCGATCCAGGTCTGCCCGGCGCTCGTAGCCGGACCAGGCCAGCAGGTCGGTTTCTGTCAGAAGGGTGTCAGGCATCCTGCACCAGGCTGCGTCGCTTGCCCTGCTGCGTGTAGGGCGCAATGAGGGCCTTGGCGGGCTTCCCCAGGGCCTTCTCGACCTGGGCCGGGGATACCATCGCCATGCACGCGCCGAGGTTTAGGCCGGCCTCCTGGATGGCTTCGGCGACACCTGCCTCATCGGCCCATGTCCGGCATCCGTTGCTGGTCTTCACCGCCCACCCGGGCACCTCACCACCGGCTTCCAGGATCTGCATGGCCCTGGCCTTGAGCGCGCCGACGTAGGACTCGACGAGGTCGGCCAGCGGGGCCACCCGCGTCAGGGTATCCCCCAGGGCTCCTGGGCTCAGGGCTTCGGCGTAGTCCTTCGGGCTCAGGGCCCGCTCGCCGATCAGGGACAGGGCCAACTCGGGAGACTCTACCAGCCGCGGGCACTGTTCGCGCCGGGCGCAGTAGCGGCAGTGCGATCCAGGGGACAGGCTGGCGTCAGTCGCGTAGTGGGCATTGAGGATCAACACCCGCACGGTGCTGCTCAGCACCGGCATGTCGGCGCGGGTGAACACGGCCGTGGTCATGGTCTGGCGGTCGCACTCCACCAGGTAGGCGGTCACCCGGTCAATGCCGGGGTGGCTGTGTAGCACTCCCAGGGCGTATGCCTGCACCTGGCGGTTGTCCGCCGCCGGGGCGCGCTCGCCGCGGCCGGTCTTGATCTCGACCAGCACGGCCTCGCCCAGGAAATGATCTGGACCCAGCAGGTCCAGATACCCTCCGCAGCCCTCGATGCCGGTCGCGACGAAGGGCTCTGACTCCCAGGGGAGATCTGGCCAGGCCGTGCGGATGTCCCCCAGTGCCAGCATGCCATAGGCCAGGGCATCGCGGTCGGCCTCGTCGGCCCAGTCCAGCGGGTCGGCGCCGCGGACCATGTATTGCGCCAGCCGCTCGCCGATCAGGGTCCCGCGGGCCGCCAGGGGGCCGGGGGCGCCGTCTCCGATCCAGCCGGGGCAGAGTGCCAAGTAGGCCAGGCGACTGGGGCTGTAGGGCTCGTGCGGGCGCTCTGCCAGATAGGTGGCGGATTGTTCGGTCATGCGTCCACCTCCGTGTGGGGCCCGCGCTCAAACTCCAGAAACGCCGCGATCAACCGTCGCGCCCGGGCCGCCTCGCCGCGGGGCCAGGCGTCGGTAGCCTCGATGAACGCCTCGATTCTGGCATGCCCGCGCAGCAGCTCGTCGCGGGCGTCCATCTCGGCCTCGGTGGCGTGGATGCTGCCGTCCTCGGCCTGGTACATCGTGATGGGCTTTCCCATGGCTAGGCCGCCTCAATATTTGATGTAAACATGGGGAATTAGGCCACTGTCCATGTCAGCGACGATCTCCGCTGCTGTCTTCGAGCAGATACCATATGAGGATAGGGCGTTATAGATTGCTGCATGCACCTCCGCGCGATGCAGATCGTCTTGCGCCCGCAGGTCTGCCTTGTGGCGCTCGGCAGCGGCTAAAGCCTCCAGCCTGGCGCGCTCTTGCTCGATTGCTTGTCGCTCGCGGTCTGCGGATTCCTGCAATGCGATAGCCGCCCGGCGCTCTGCATCGTTCGCCCGGCGCTCGGCTTCCTGCTGGGCCTGAACGGCGGCGATCCTGGAGCGCTCGGCTTCCAGCGCCTGGCGCTGTGCTTCGAATTCGGCCTGACGGCGGGCTTCCGCGGCAGCTTCCGCGGCGATGCGTGTCTCGCGTTCTGCCTGTGCTTGCGCGGCTTCTTCCGCTTGGCGGATGGCGGCTTCGGCGCGCTCGATCTCTTTGGCCTCGGCAATGTGGAATGCCTTATGCAAGGCCGTCATGGCGGCGTCTTTGGCCATCGCCGCCTCTGGGGCAAACTCACCCCAACTGTCATCGATGATGATTGCCTGGACGTTGGTGATGCGCTCAGTCAGTGCTGTCGCATCAAGCCCCGCCAAGTCGCAGGCCGCGGCGGTTATGGCGGCGATGCGGGCACGCAGGGCGGCGATGCGCCTGTCACGGGCTTCCTCCCAGTCTGTCAGTGGCTTGCGCACCTCCTCTTTGAGCGCGTCCAAACGGTCCCTCATGACCTTGCGCTCGGCGTCTACCTGCTTGGGTAGCTCCTTGAGTAGCGTGACATACTCCTTGCCAAGGCCGTCTAGATAGGTCTTGCTGCGGGCGACTCTCGCCGCGTTGCTGGCGATGGCGTCCCTACCCTTCGCCGTGGTCGCGTCGGCAACCAAGGCGCGGGCATCGGCCTCGATTTGACTAACGATGGCTCCCAGGCCTCCGGGAGCGAATAGCGCCTGTGGGTTTGGGTTTGTGATGGGAATCAGATCGTTCATGCCGCCTCCTGAGACCGCAGGTCATTGAGAACGGCGATCACATCCCCGCGCGACTCGGGCGGGATCTCCTCGGAGCGCTCCCAGCCCATCGAGGACAGCGTCTCCATCATCACCTGGCGCCCAACCCGTGCGATGGCAGCCTTGGCCGCGGCGCGCACGTCGTCCAGGGTTACGCCCTGGGCCGCATTTCCGTCGTCGTCCACCTGTGCAATCCCAACCATTGCCGCGAGCGCGTAACGACGGCCGTATGTATAGGCGGACCCCATTCCCTGCGGGTCGGGCTTGACTGGTAGAAGCGCAATCGAGCCTCGAATCCACTGGCCTGACTTATGCGCGAGTGTCGTCGTGATAACCGCAGCACCGTTGTCTCCGGTAGAGGCAACCTGAATCACTGCCAGCCCGTTCTTTGTAAGGCTATTCCGGCAGGCATCCCAGACGGACGCAAGGTCTGCGTAAGTTGATTTAAAGAATGGGTTCTTGGAGTCCTTTACCGCACCAGTCATTTCACCTTGCGCAAGCGCAAGAGCTGCTGCGAGTTCGCCAATTTCCGCACTCATTGATTGGTCATATGTGCCCACGATTTCCCCCTCCGAATTGCCCAAAGTGCCTGATAGGAAACGCCTAGCTCGCGAGATAACGGAGAAAGAGGTTCATTGCCAAACTTTGCCCGCCGTGCCGCCGGTTCTGAAAGCCTAGACAGATTGTTTTCAGACCCGCGAGCGCGTTTCAGTCTCAATCTGTTTTTGTTCATTGCATCGTGCATGTTCTCTTTGTGGGTTCCTAGGAAAAGATGCGACGGATTCACGCACGGCGGGTTATCGCAAGAGTGACAAACGGACATCCCGTCAGAGATTTCGCCATTGGTCAGAATCCATGCCACCCGATGCGCAAACGCTGCCCGGTTCCCACGAAACCCAAGGCGGCCATATCCCTGTCTTTGAGTCGCGCCAGTCCATATCCAGCAGGCAAGTGTCTTGTCCACCCGCTTCCAGAACCTCTCGCTTGCAGAAGCAAGGTTCGGCGTGATGTCCATGTTCATTTCGATTCCTCCAAGGACCGCATCAGGCGGTAGTCACAGCGGGCGTTGAACGCATCATTGGCCAGGGTGCGCAGGCGCCCCCACAGCGGGTTATCCGCCAGCAGCGAATCCGCCAGGGCCAGCAACGCTTCGTCGGCCTGGTCCACCAGATCGGATAGCGCCAGATCGGTGGGGTCGGTGCGGTCTCCGGCGATGGCCATGACTTCGGCGATTTCTTCCATGGGGGTGTGGTGGACGGGTTCGTCTTCTGGGGTATCGGCAACGACCTGCACAATCTCTGCGTCACCCTTGCGCAGCCGCCGCACGCTGGGGATCGGCGCTTCCTTCGGGCCGGTCCAGCGCCACGCCTTAAGGCTTTGTTTGCTTCCCTTGTCCGGGTGTTGATTCGGGCGCTTCCCGGCCTCGGTCAGAAGATTGGCCTGGCGCAGGTCGTAGATGGCCCGCGACACGTCCGTGGTGGACTGCGCGGACGGGCACAGGGGTAGCAGTTCGGCGCTGGTCAGAGCATCCCCGGCGACAAGGGCCTCCCGGATCTCCTCACGCAGCGTACTGGTTGGCTTGATGGTCATCTTGGCATCTCGGTAGTTGATGGGGTTGCCAGGTCACCCCTGCTTTGGACGCTCGGGACCCTGGCTGCCGGGGTTACTTCCTGGGGGAGAACGCAGATCCCAGGTTCAAGCTCCGCCACTGGCCGGCTGGGCGGGGGCGTCCTTGCCGTCACACACTCAATACGGGTCTGGCGGGTCGTCGTCGTCGCGCGTTGCGTAGCCAAGGAACCGGCACAGCACAACGATGCAGAAGCCATAGATGCCAAGGGCCGCGACGATGCCAACGTAGTCGAGGACCGTCACAACAAGGCCTCGCGGCGCGGGTCCTGCACGCATCGCCCAGGGGTGCGTACCTGCAACCATCCGACGCCGACCTCATACAGCTCCGAGGCTTGGCGCAGGTGGATATCCCGCTGATACTCGCCAACGTGGTACATCGCCGCCACCTCGCGGTGTTCGGCCGCGAGGGCGAAGTACATCTTGGCCAGGGCGTTGAGTCGGTCGCGCTTATCCATGGCGCACCCCGCCGGAGTACCAGCTCACCAGCACGCCGTTGAGGTTGGCGAAGCACTCCACCGGGGAGGGGCAGGCGCCGCGGGGGAGCGGGCGGAAGGCGTAGCTCCAGCGGTTCCCGTCCGGTGGGCGGTTGATGTGTACCGAGGGGCTTGGCAGGACGTGGGCGGACACCACCAGGCAGCCGCGACGCTCCAGATCGGCAATCACGCCAAGGGTCTTACACGCATCGACAAACAGGCTCATACCATCCTCCGGGCGCGTTCGGATTCGCTCTCTACGTTCGACGTGGCCAGCGTATCGACGAGGGCGTCAAGGTCGATTCGGAGCGCGATCCATGACGGATTGTCAGAGATGTCGCGCACCCTGGCGTTGAGAAAGCCGCGCTCCGCCAGGACCTCGCCGAGCGGCAGCAGGTCGAGACGCTCACGTTCCACAGCGACAGCACGATCGCGGGCCTCTTCCATGCGATCCTCTTCGGCCACGCGGTTCTCGTAGCGGGCCAGGTCGCGTGCGACGGGGCAGAAGGTGTTCATGGCTTTGGCTCCTGCGCCATGGCGGCCAACTCCTCCAGGCGCCTACCCATGGCTGGGCCATGCGCGTCGGCGAGGTGTTGGTGGACCTTCACCCCCTTGTTCACCTCCGCCTGGCTCAGCGACACCAGCCCCTGGGTGACGCATTCCACGGCGAGATCCTTGATCGGGTTGGTGTGGAATCCGGCGAACATCGCCAGCCCCAGATCGCAGTCCGCGCGGGCCTTGGTTTTGGCGCAGCGGGTAAGGGCGGCATCCATCGTAGTGGCGTAGGCCATCTCCGCCGCGTAGGACGCCTTGCACAACGCGGCCACGTCGGTGCCGTGGGCCGGTGCGGTGAGACTGGCAACTACCAACAAGGGGAGGATTCGACGGGCGTTCATGGGTGCTCCTGGGTGCTTGGTCGGGTTCCGGTGGTTGGGTTGCCCCCCGTCCCAGCCGGGGGCTTGCTGATCACCGACCCGTCCGGTCCTGGGTGGTGCCGTGGCCTGCGGCCCTGTACTGCGGCATGAGACGGTGGGGCGATGGAGAAAGGTTAGCAACCATAAGTTGCCTTGTCAACAACCGTTAGTTGCTTTTCTTTGCGCAAAAAAACCGCCTCGGGGGCGGCTGGTTGATATGTTAGAAGGCTCTAAGGTTTGGGAGGGTGTCGCCACTCCCAAGGTGGGGTTGGGTCGGGTTCCGACCACAGCCCGCGGTGAGCGGTGCGGGCATCGTTTTCAGCCTCAGCGTAACTGGCACGGTCGGTAGGGGTCTGCTCGCGTGCGTACTGCTTGTAATGCCACGCTAGCCCGGCGCGGACCTGCTCTAGGTCAACGTCCTGATCCTCGACCAAGATCTTTCCGACGATGCGCCCGTAAACGTCACGCTTGTCCCAGTCCACCACGACCTCACGGTCGAACACCTGATCGGAGAGGTGCTGCTTGGACGCTTGCCCAAACGGCTGGCGCTTCTCTGGGGCGTCGATGCCGGCCAGGCGGATGCGCTCCTGGACGTTCCCCGGACCGAGAACCTTGATCGTATCTCCGTCCGTGACAGCGACCACCCGCCCCGTGAAAGTGCCGGCCCATGTCCAGGCCGACAGGCACAGTAGCAGGGCTGGCGAAATCTTGCGTAAGTGGGTGTGCATCACCGCGTCGGTTGCTGCGCCTTGGGAGTAACTGCCTTGGGTTGGGATTGTGTCTGAGCTTTCGGCTGCTCCGTTATATCCGCCGCGCTGCATGTCCTCTTGCTGGCGCTGATGGTGCCGTCCTTACACAGGAATTTTCCGCCCTGGCACGCGACGACCCCGCCCTTGCTCTGCGAGCATGGGGTGTTGCCCTGCCAGGCGGCGCCGGCAGCAGATCCGAACGACAGCGCAGCAATCAGTACCGTAGCGCGTTGTAGATATCGATGCATCACAAAACTCCTCGTTGGTTGGTTAAAGTGCCTGTCGGCGCGCCAGGAGCTGCGTGAGCAGCTCATCGTTTAGGTGTTTCTGATCTTGAAGTTGCCGGAGGTACGCCTCCTGCTGCGCCTCGGTCAGCCCGTCGAACAGGCCGATGAGGGCCTGATGCCTAGGGTTAAGAGTAGCGACAGGGACCTCGCCCGTCTCAGGCGCAGGGAGCCGCGCGCCGGTGGGATCGTCGTCGGGGTAGTTGCGCGGGTGACGGCCGGTAAGTAGCCAGTCCACGTTGACTGCCAGCAGCTTAGCCACCTTTCTTGCGTTGTCCATTGCTGGGATTGAGTCCCCAGACAGCCATTTACGTACGGCCTCCCCAGACACTCCCATATCTGAGGCGAGCTTCACGCGCCGGCCCCGGCCGACCGGATAACCTGCGCTGTCTAGCGCCTTCCCCAACCGGAAGGAAAAGTCGTCTTTCGAACCTGTAACCATAGGTTGCAGGTTAGAGCGATCACAACCAACATTCAGTTGCTTGCAAAGGCAACTATCGGTTGCTATCCTCATGGCCCATGAACACCCTTTCCGTCGCTATCTCAAAATTAGGGTCACGGGCAAAACTGGCCCGCAAGCTCTGTGTGTCGCCAGAGGCAGTGCGTAAGTGGGAATTTACCCGTGTCCCCGCCGAACGCTGCTACGCCATCCAAGCCGCCACCGGCGGCGCGGTCACCGTCCACGACCTGCGCCCCGATGTCTTCGGCCCAGCCCCCGGCGTCCCGCCCGTCCTGCCACCGCCAGCCCAGGCCGAGGACCGCGCCGCATGACGCCCCAGGCCCTCCCAGTCTCTCCTCAGCCGGCCTCACCCGAGGCCCTTCGCCCGTCCCTGGCCCCGAACCAGGACCGGGCGTTTTCTATTCCGCTGTCTGCGTCCAAGTCCGAGGCCCTGGTGGTCCTCCTGGCGCAGCTCGTCGGGCGCTCCGCATGAGGCACACCCAGACTTGCGACATCCGCTCTTGGGTCACGCCCGAGGAGTATCTCGGCGCGCTCCACGCCTCCGAGGACAGCGACCGCACCCTCTCGGGCTACGTGCGCCATCTGATCAGGCAGGATCTGGCACTCAGAGCCTCGTCCATCGCCCGGCGCTGCGCCAGGGACGATCTAGGCACACCGCAGGACGTAGAGGGGCGGATCGCCTGATGGCCGCGGAAACCATCGCCTGGTGGCTGTGGGGTGGAGAGCGTGATAGCTATGGATGAAGCAGACCGCGCCGAAGAGTACATCGAGGTGGGCCTAGAGGCCGCCATTGCGGCGGCCCGGGGCATCAAGCCGGACCCGCGCACCCGCTGCCGGGAGTGCGATGAACGACTGGCGGAGCATCGGCAGTCCTACGGGGTGTGCTGGGCTTGCCAGTCCAGGATCGAAGCCAAGCAGCGGTGGATGAGGGCCTGAGATGCGCATAGACCACACGGGCAAGACCTACGGCGCGGTCAGCGTTGGCACCACAGACCCCATAAACCCACGCCTGTGGATGATCCACTGGACCTGCTGCGGGCACGACGAGTCGATCTCGAACGAGCGCGCCGCCGCCATCGCCCGTGAGCCGCCGCACCAGTGCAAGCGGTGCCAGCGCGCCGGGGGATACACGGCGTGGACGGCGGCGCCGAAGCCTCCGAAACCACCCGCGAACCTGTCCGCCACGGCGGGAATCACCATCCCCGGGCACGGCTTCTGGCCGTTCCTAACCTTCCCGATGGGGCCAAGGTTCGGACGTGGGGCCTACAGCGATTACGCCCAATGATGCCAACAGACTGCCCCGAGCAGTCGGCCTGCGCGCCGATCTGGCAAGCCTATGTCGCTTCCGGCGCGACCCGGGCCGAGCGCGCCAGGCGCTTGGAGCAGGCCCCCGAGTCTATGCGCCGGCGTATCGAGTCGCATGTGCGTACGGTGTTCGCTATCGCGGCTTATCAGCGAAGGAAGGCCGCGGAGAAGGCCAGGGCATGAACACGTCGTGGAACGATGCGGAGGAGGATGCCCTGCATGGCCTGCCGTGGATGGCGCAGTTGGTATACCTGCGAGGGCTGCGGAGGTTCATGGACTACCGCACAGGCGTCGTTGGGGTCGTGCGCGGGGTATCTCGTCAGAGTCTGACTGAGACCGTCTATGTAGAGCACGTGCAGGGACGGCACACCCCGAAAGATACCTCTGACAAGGCGGTCCGGGCGGCCATCGAGGCGTTGATACGGGCTGGGCTGATCGAGCGCACAGGAGACGCTAAGCGCTTGATTTTTAAGCTTCCGTTAGCTGACTCGGATGAGTCCGTCCAAAATATGAGGGGCCGAAGAGGGGCCGATGAGGGGCCGACCAGGAAGGGCCGAGAAGAATCCAGCAACGACAACGCCTCAGATGATATGAGGGGCCGAAGAGGGGCCGTTGCTGCACCTGCGATGAAGGGCCCTCCTCCGTATACCGATATCCGGGAAGAGAAGAGGGGGACTATCGTCCCCTTGTCGGGCAAGCCCGACGACGCGGGGCCGGATCGCGTTTTGATCGTCCTCGACCACCTCAACGCTAAGGCAGGAACCAGCTACAGCGCCAGGGTTGGCAGCAAGCCGACCCGCGCGGCTGACCTGGTGCGCTGCCGTCTGGCCGAGCATGGGCAGGAGGCCCTCATCGCCGTCATCGACCGCAAGACCGCCGAATGGCTGCACGATGACCACATGCGCCAGTTTCTGCGCCCGACGACCCTGTTCGGGCGCGAGAAGTGCGCGGAGTACGTCGGCCAATTGGCCACCCCCATGCCGCGCCAGGCATCCGTAGGCGGCCATAACCGCGCCGTGATGGACGAGTGGCTGTCTGGACACAACACCTTCGAGGGGACCTGCACGCATGATTGACCACGACAAACCGCGCTTTTCCGCCATGCTGGCCGGAGTCATGGACCTCTACGGCAAGGCCCTGTCCCTGCCGGCGGCCGGGCTGTGGTGGGCGTCTCTCCAGCGATTCTCCCTGGCCGATGTGGAATGTGGCTTCGGGAGGTACGTCCAGGACCCGGACCAGGGACGCTATCCGCCCACGCCGGCCGGCATCATCGGGCAGATCGAAGCCACCGGGAACCAGGCGGGCACGTCGGCGTTCGACCGCGTGTGTCAGGCCATCCGCTCGGTGGGCCCCTACGAGACCGTGGTGTTCGATGATCCCCTCATCCATGCCGTCGTCGATGGCCTGGGCGGCTGGATTCACATCTGCCAGTCCTGGACCGACGAGGACCTGAAGTTCCGCGAGCGGGAATTCAGCACGCGCTATCAGGCGGCACGCAAAGACCCGGCCTTGCGCTACCCGGGGAAGCTGATCGGCATCGCCGAGGCGCACAACAGCCGCGAAGCCCTGCTCGATCATGCCCACGAACCACTCCTCATCGGAGACCACAGCAAGGCCACCGCCGTGCTCAACGGCGGCGGCAAGGGCGGCCTAGAGCTGTCGCGCCCTGACGCCGTCTCTGGCGGTTTACGCCGGCTGGCGATTGTCACATCCACCCTGGAGCCATCTGCTTGAACTCCTGCACCTTCACCGGGCGCCTCGCCGCCGACGCCGAGATCAAACACGCCGCCAACGGAACCGTGCTGTGTAGCTTCCGCATCGCCAGTGACTCGGGCTGGGGCGACAACAAGAAAACCCACTGGATTTCGTGCGTGCTGTTCGGCGACCGTGGCCAGGCCCTGTCCCAGTACCTGCGCAAGGGCGACCCGGTGACGGTGGTCGGCGAGTTGGAGCCCCCCCGCCTCTACGAGGCCGGCGGCGAGACCCGCGCCGGACAGAGTCTGGTGGTGCGAGAGGTGGCCTTACAGGGCGGAAAGCGCGAGGAAGGCACCGCGCCGTCCGCAGGAGCCAACGCGGGCGGTGGGGGCGGGTACGGACAGGGGCGCGGAAGCCAGGGGCCTTCCAGAACCCCGCAGGGGGCCACAGGCATGCACCCCTTCGACGACGACATCCCGTTTTAGCGTCATGTCGCCACGCCCCTTCAAACTGACCCAGCCCGCCCCCAGCGAGCACCTGATCCAGAACGCCATCCTGCGCTACCTGGAACTGGATCGGCGCGTCGCCTGGGCGCGGCGCTTTAACACCGGGGCGCAGGTGGTCGAGCAGGTCAACGCCCAGGGGCGCAAGGTCCGGCGTTTCATCCGCTACGCCTTCCCCGGCTGCGCCGACATCCTCGGCCAACTCTCCGGCTGCGGGCGTTTCCTAGCCATCGAGGTCAAAGCCGCCAAAGGAGACGCCACCGAGGCTCAACGGGAGTTCCTGCGCGCAGTCACGGACGCCGGCGGGGTCGCCGTGATCGCCCGCAGCATCGAAGACGTGAAGGCCGCACTTGATGCCGGCGTTACTTGATCTCCCCACCCAGGAGGAATCGATGCTTGATCCTGTGGCCATGCCCCTAGATCATTTGGAGGGCGATCTGAAAGAGATCTCCGACTTCACTGCCCAGGTGCTGGCTCAGAGCGGCGTCGCGCATGCCACGATCCTGGGCGCGCAGATCGCCATCCGACTGTGCCAGGAGTTCGGCGGCGCCCGCTATTACTGGCCCAAGGGGGAACGCTTCGAGGCGGCCACCCGCCGGCTTATGATCCGCGCGGAACACGACGGCACGGTCAACGGGCCCTGCGGCATCCGCGCCCTGGCACGCAAGCACCGGATCACGGACGATCACGTGTGGCGCATCCTGCGGACGTAAATGGCGACATTGGTTGCTCGCCAGCGCCAGGAAGCCTCACGCAGGATGCGCCCATGACCGCCCCCCGTTTCAACCGCCAGGAGTTTTTCGACCGCCTGCGCGAGCGGGTCGGGCCCCTGACGCAGACCGCCATCGAGGGCGCCGAGACGTTGCTCTGGTTGATGGAGGCCGGGCCTCCCCAGGACCTGCGCTGCCACGCCTACGCCCTCGCAACCGCCTGGCACGAAACCGCCTTCACGCTTCACCCGATCAGCGAGTTCGGGGACCGGGCCTACTTCGATGCCCGCTACGATTCCGTGCGCGGGAGCTCCCCAGCCAGGCGCAAGCGCGCCACCGCCATGGGCAACACGGCCGCAGGCGACGGCTACCGCTACCGCGGTCGGGGCTATGTGCAACTGACCTGGAAGGCCAATTACGCCCGCGCCGGGGGGCTCCTGGGCGTGGATCTGGTAGCCAACCCAGACCAGGCCATGGACCCGGCCATTGCCTACGCCTGCCTCGACCGGGGCCTGCGCGAAGGCTGGTTCACCGGCGCCAAGCTCGGCGATTACCTCACCGTCATGCGCACCAACTACCCGGCCGCGCGGGCCTGCGTCAACGGCAACGACCACGCCGATACCATCGCCGGATACGCCGCCGCCTTCGAGCAGGCTTTGCGCGCCGCTTCCCACCCGAGGACCAAGCCATGATCGATCTCAACATCCCGCTAACTGATGCGCCAAAGCCGTGGTGGACCTCCACCACGGTGCTAGGAGGGGTGGCCGTCGTCGCCTCCCAAATCGCCGCGCTTGCCGGTTATACGCTGGATGCCCCCGCGATCGTGGACATCGGCACCAGCCTGATCGGGATGTTCGGCGGCGCCATGGCGATCTGGGGCCGCATCAAGGCGGTGGCGCCCATCCGCCGTACCTGACCCCATGCGCCGAGCCCCCTGCTGTGTCGGCTGGCTGGTAGCGACTAGCGTCACCGCCATCCTGTTCGGCGGCTTGGTCTTCCTCGGCTGGCTCTCGCACTGGCTGGCAATGCCGTGAACGAGCAGCCCTGTAGCCACCTCTTGCCCGGGGATCCACACTGCTACCTGGGGTGGAACGTGGCACTGGATTGCATAGGATGTTGTGGTTACGACGAGCACCCGGAGCCATCGCTTGCGCATTGGGTGACGTGGGGCGAAATCAGAAACGGGACCGATACCCGCAGCGGAACCGATAACAACAACCAGGCGGGCGAGTGAGGTGATTGTGAATGATTGGATCAAGTCCGGAATCCACAAGGCAACCGATGCGGCATGGGAAAAGCTCCCAGAGATCCTTACGGCCAGCATCGTGGCGCTCGTGGTATTTGGCGGCGGCCTGTGGCTTGATCTGCGGGATACTCGCCACGCCCTACAGTCCGTTATGGCAGAACAGCAACCTCCTCGGTTCTGCGAACGCATCGGAGTCTGTAACGTCCGCACCAGCGGCGCACGGGGCGAAGATGAACTGGTGTGGGTCGCCATCGCTGGGATGCGCCAAACTTTGAACGAGCGCGAAATTAGAATTCAACACCTAGAGGACAAAGTGTACGAGATCAGCAACAAGCCAAGCGCCAGAGCTGACCCCTTTACCGGAACTGAAGGCCGCGAGCTGGACCAGCGCATCCGTACGCTTGAGGGGAAGCGATAGTGGCTAAGCGTGGCTTGACCCCCAAGCAGGCAACGTTCGCCGAGGAATATCTCGTCGATATGAACGCCACTGCGGCCGCGAAACGCGCGGGATACTCCGCCAGAACCGCGGAGTGGCAAGGGCCGCAGCTACTCGGGAAACCTCACGTACAAGAGCGCATTCAGAGCGCTATGCGTGAGCGCAGCGCACGCACCGGGATTACCCAGGATCGCGTGTTGCAGGAGATTGCCCGCGTTGCCTTTGCTGATCCGCGGTCCGTTATGTCGTGGGGTCCTGATGGAGTGGTCTTGTGCAGATCAGAGACGCTGACAGATGACCAGGCAGCCATCGTGTCCGAGGTATCGCAGACCGTGAACGAAAGCGGTGGCAGTATCAGGCTGAAGCTCAACGACAAGCTGGACGCATTGGAAAAGCTCGCCAAGCATGTCGGGCTCTACACTAACGCGCCACCCATGGACGAAGAGCGCAAAAACATTGTGTTCTACTTGCCAGCCAATGGGCGCTAATCTCCAAGAGATCAGGCCACAGCCAGGACCACAGGAGACATTCCTTGCGTCTTCTGCGGACATCGTCATCTACGGCGGAGGGGCTGGTGGTGGCAAAACATTTGCCTTACTGCTGGAGTGCCTGCGGCATATTCGCGTCCAGGGATTTGGCGCCGTCGTCTTCAGGCGCGAGTCGGTGCAGATCACCAACGAGGGTGGCCTGTGGGACTCGGCGATGACCCTCTACCCCATGATCGGAGGGCGGCCGTTCCGCGCGCCAAAGCTCGGGTTCGCGTTCAGCGGCGGCGGCAAGATCACGTTCGCCCACCTCAACCAGGAAAGCGACGTACTGGGATGGCAGGGGTCACAGGTGCCGTTGCTGGCGTTCGACGAACTGACCCACTTCACCCGTGCGCAGTTCTTCTACCTGTTATCGCGCAACCGCTCCATGTGTGGCGTGCGGCCCTACATCCGCGCCACCTGTAACCCGGACGCAGACTCCTGGGTTGCCGAATTCATTGCTTGGTGGATCGATCAGGAGACCGGCCTCCCGATCCGCGAGCGCGCCAGTCAGGTGCGTTGGTTTGTGCGCGTAGCAGATGTCCTGCATTGGGGGGACAGCGCCGAAGCGCTGGCGCTGGCGCATGGGTGCCTGGCGTCAGACGCCAAGAGCGTGGCGTTTATTCCTGCGACAGTGCACGATAACCCGGCCCTACTAGATCAGGACCCAGGCTATTTAGCCAATCTCAAGGCGCTGTCGCGGGTCGAGCGCGAACGGTTGCTCGATGGCAACTGGAAGATACGCCCGGCAAGCGGGTTGTACTTCCCACGCCATGCCGTCTCATTGGTCGATGTGGCGCCTACCGATCTGTCCGCAACTGTTCGGTCATGGGACCTGGCGGCTACCCCAGTGAGCGAGAACAATCCGAGCCCGGACGCGACCACGGCGATTTTGATGGGTCGCACGTCTGCCGGGCGCTATATCGTCCTGCATGCCAGCGTGCTTCGCTCGGGCGCGAACGGTGTCCGCCAGGCCATGCTTAACACCGCGGAACAGGATGGGAAACGTACACGAATCACGCTTCCCCAGGACCCAGGACAGGCGGGGAAAGATCAGGCACAAAGTCTCGTGGCGATGCTGCACGGTTACGCCGTCGAGATTCGCCGACCAACAGGCGACAAGATCACGCGCGCGGAGCCATTCGCCGCGCAGTGGCAGGCCGGTAACGTGGATGTTTTGCGTGGGCCATGGAACGATGCGTTCCTGGCGGAAATGGAAGCGTTCCCCGAGGGGCACGACGACCAGGTCGATGCCTGTTCGGATGCGTTCCAGTTCTTGGGGACGCTGGGCCCGATTACCGTTTCCACCTCCCGGCCACGCCAGGCCAGTGGCCTATTGCGAGGTTACGCTTGATGGCACAAGACCCGCAGATCCGCATCAAGCGCGGCGAGACCTTCCTGCTGGAGTGCTCGGTCAGCAATCCGGACGGCTCGCCCGTGGACCTGACCGGCTGGACCATTGTCAGCCAGATCCGGGATGGGCATGGCGTGCTGATCTCGGCCCTGAGCGTGGACATCCACACCCCTGCCGCCGGGCAATATCGGTTGCGGGGAAACGATACCGATGCCTGGCCGCCCGGGCGCGCCCATATGGACGTGGCCTATACCGACGTGGGCGGACGCGCTCTGACGACCGAAACTGTCGCCGTGGAAATCGAACATGAGGTGACCCGCAGGCCATGATTATCATCAACGCCACGACCGTCGGTAATCCTGGGCCACAAGGCCCTGCTGGCGCTGCTTCAACGGTCCCCGGCCCGCAAGGCCCCGCGGGGCCGCAGGGTCCTGCTGGACCGCAAGGCGCAGGGGCAGAGCCAGCCGTACAGAGTATCGTTGCCGATCTGTCCCTGACCGCGGCCTCTGAGTCGCACCAGATCGTATCGAGCGACGTGCCGTTCGTGCGAGTCCTGCTCCCGGACGCCACCACCCTGGCGGTGGGCGATCAGTTCGTCATCGACAACATAGGATCTGACAACAAGGTCATTGCCAACTCCAGCGGCACCTCGCTGGGGATGATTACGGTCGGTTCATCGGTCGTCTGCACCGCGGCGAGTATCGCCACTCCGGATGCCGGATGGGTGATCGACTATCGGGCCAATAACCCAGTAATCGTGTCCTTGATGTCGCCCTCGATTGCGATGGCGCATGGTGCTGGCATTATTCCTGACATACTTCCACTATCGGCTAGCAAATCCCTGTACAGCTATAGCTACTACGAGCCGAGTCTTGAAGGATATGCCGCTTCATTCGTCGTCCTTGATACCTCGGGTGAAAATGTCCTGTTTTCAGACGCGCAAACTATTCGGTTCGGTGGGGACGATCAGCATAAGTACGTGTCTTGCGCGCTGAGTGATTCGCAGGCGATGTACGTTGAGACCGGCGGACAGGTAATCGTTGTTGGTGTCACTGGAAACGTAGTGGCTTGGCTTGCTAATGCCACTGCTCCAATCAGCACTGTGCACTGTCTTGTTGCGCTGAGCGCCACTCGCGCCGTGCTTTTTGGAGTCTCCGGCGTAAATGATATGCCGTGCGCCGTGCTGGTATCTTTTGTCAACGGCGTCATAACCTGCGGGGCCATTCAGGCGCTAGATTTTGGTGGGTACTTAAATACCACCAAAACGATGCACGGGAGCGTGATAAACGCCACGTCGATATTGCTAAAGGTGCACATGCTTGGGTCGGCTCCGTACCTTGGCATCATCCACGTCGCGGGGGACACAATTAGTCTTGGTCAGCATTTGGATCTAATAGTAAACGGGATGGAGTCGAGCTATGCAGAGTATCGGAGTGGCGTCGGCTATATTGAAGCTACATCTAACTATTCCACCTATTATCGCCGCGGGTTTGTTATTGCGAACGATGCAATTACGATGGGCGTTGAAACTTACGACGCCGCGGGGCTAACCCAATTCTCAGTCCTCGACGATGCCTCCAAGATATTCGCCGTATGGCAATCATCCGGCCTACGGGCTCAAAAATACCTCATCGACCCAACCCCCGACACAGGTGGCGTGACGCCGTCCGGCCCCGAGAACCGATTCTCGCTGGACACGGTCACCATTCTCGCTATGGCGCGCTACTCCGCCCGCTCGGTCCTGATCCTCGACTCAGCCTACAACCTGCGCTCGCTGGTGATGATGTGATTACGATCCTCTCCACCCCGACTGACACCATCGAGGCCCAGACCATTGGCTGTCCGGGACCGCAGGGCGCGGAGGGGCCGGTCGGGCCGGAAGGTCCCGCGGGGGCCGCCTCTACCGTACCGGGCCCGCAGGGGCCCAGCGGCGCGCAAGGCCCAGCCGGACCGACTGCCGTATCCACCAATGCCGGCCAGCTTGCCGTATTGGGCACCGATAACCTGTTGCTGGTCGATGCTACCCACGTCACGCCCGCTGCCATCGGCGCCGCGACCGCTGCGCAGGGTACCGACGCCCGCACGCCGACTGCCCACGCAGCCAGTCACGCCACGGGGCAGAGCGACGCGCTGACGGCATCCGCCATCGGCGCCCAGCCGGCCATGACGAGCGCATCCCAGGCGGAGATGGAGACCGGCACCGAGGCGGCCTTGCGCGCCATGAGCCCGCTGCGGAATCGTCAGGGAATCGACGCTCGCCTAGCCACTCCTCCGGCTATTGGTAGTGCGACGCCAGCAGCAGGTACCTTTACACAGGTATCGGTGCGCAACGGGGCAACCGCAACCGTCGCCAGAGTTAACAACACCTATACCGACGCCAGCAATTACGAGCGGTTCACTGTCGACTGGGCTGCCAGTGCTGGAGTCTGCCGGATCGGGACTGAAAACGCAGGCACCGGATCTGCTAGAGCACTTGAAATCCAGACGGGTGGCGTATCCCGCATTTCAATCGACACGGCAGGGACTAACACCTATCTAGGCAACGCTGCCACAGACGGTCCTACCTATGGCGCAGAGCTATTAGCCACTAATGGATGGACCTATGCAGACTGGACTCAGGACACCCCTGGAACTTATAGTCATGTTAATGGGACCACCACCGCGCTGACCCACAGTGCCACTATCGCCAATGCTACCAAGTACCAGGTCGCCTATACCATCATTAGTTCAGCGGGATCTGTCACCATTGCACTAGGTGGGCAGTCAATCTCAGGTGTAACAGCCACCGGAACTTTTGGCCCAACAACAACCTCAACTGCTGGCTTGACGGTTACCCCGACCAGTACCTTTGTCGGCTCAATCACCGTATCCGTCAAGGCCATCACCGGCGTATCTACCCCGATAGGAGTCTACAAGGACTCCTCGGGTACAGTGCGAAATGAAATCCGGGTGTCAAGTGTGGTAGGTAACAGCTTCATTGGAAAGGATAGCGGGCGCTACAATACAACCGGAAATTACAACAGCTTCATTGGACAGACTAGCGGATACGCCAATACAACCGGCAGTTACAACAGCTTCATTGGATATGCTAGCGGATACGCCAATACAACCGGCAATTACAACAGCTTCATTGGATATTTTAGCGGATACGCCAATACAACCGGCAGTTACAACAGCTTCATTGGATATATTAGCGGGGGCTCCAATACAACCGGCAGTTTGAACAGCTTCATTGGAGTGAATAGCGGACGCTACAATACAACCGGCAATTACAACAGCTTCATTGGAATGAATAGCGGATACGCCAATACAACCGGCAATTACAACAGCTTCATTGGAGTGAGTAGCGGGCGCTATCAAGCTGACGGGACCACCGCATTAACCGATCCAGAGAACTCAGTTTATATTGGAGCCAACACACGTGGGTATTCCAATGCCGACGATAACACCATTGTCATTGGTGCCAATGCAATAGGCATAGGGGCCAACCAGACGGTTATCGGAAACTCCTCAACCACAAAGACAAAGCTATTCGGCACCATAGAATCGCCCACTGGATTCGAGTGCACTGTAGCAAGCGGCGGCATGATCCTAAAATCACCCGACGAGACGCGGTACAAAATCACAGTCGCCAATGGCGGAACATTAACGGTAGCCACAGCATGATTATCGAACTGACGAAAGACGAAGCCAACTCCCTCATGCAGATCCTGGATATTGCATTACGGGCGCAGGGTATCAGCCTGGTGAAGGCGGTCACAATCATTGCAGACAAAATCGTGGATGCGGAAAATGCCCCTGTACAACCAGTCTGAGACTCCGATCACTGGATCTGTCACGACCTACCAGCGGGCAGAGCTTCTGGTCCTTCGCAATCAGGACCCGCCCGTAATCGAGTGCCACGAGTCGCTGCGCAGCGTTTACCCTGGTGGTGAGGTGCGTAACCAATCCCTGGGCATCCTGGGCTATACCGCTGAGGACTTGGATGAAAAGATCCCCATGATTGACCCAGCCACCTTCGAGCCGATCCCAGGTCAGGACTTCACGGCTGGGCAGTTTTACCTGATGGCTGCATCCATCTACATGAACCTGGCGCGCCAGCGAGATAGCAAAGCATTGGAATTGGATGCGCCTACAATGATAAACCCGACTGTAGGCCAGGCCATCGGCGCTGAGATCGAGGCCGCCCCGGACATCGCCACCCTGGACGCCATCATCGCCTCCATTCCAACCGATCCTCGGTGGCCAGCATGACCGACCGCCCCACCCCTTGCCTCTACCTCACCGCGCCCCGCGACGCCGACGTTGCGCCGTGGTGCGGGATCTCCCACCCGTGGCCGGAGCATTGCCACGTCTGTGAGCAGTACGAAGCAAGTTGGGCGCCACCGGACGAATACATCACCGCCGCCTGGCGGAGGACGCAGCAATGACGGTTCCATGGATCACCTTGATGTCCGCGATGCGCAAGGGAGTCATGCTGGCCGACCCCGCGACGTGGAAAAGCCGCCAGGTGCTAACCAACACCATCGGCGGCTTGGTGGTGGTCCTGTACTCCATCGCCCGCGCGATGGGATGGATGACGTGGGAGATCGACAATGCCACCTTGCAGGACCTCGGCCTGGCCTTGGGCGCGGCCCTCTATTCGCTCGCGAACGTGGTCCTTACCGTGGGCACCACGACCAAGATCGGACTGGATGCGCCCGGCCCCGTGCCCGCGGCGGCGGCTGTGGTGGTGCGCGATGCTACTGGTGGGCTGCGCGTCCCAGACGGATCGGCTACGCCTGGAGCAGTGCCGGCCGACCTTGGCCGGATTCCTCCCCACCTTGACCGGCCTAGCACAAACCCATTCCTGGACGATTGACGCGACCGCGCTGCGCCCAGGCATCGACTGCACCTACTGAGCACACCCATGGCCAACACCCCCAGCGGAGAACGCCGCACCCTCGCCGGCCAGATCGCCACCCGGGCGCGCTCCTGGGACAGTTGGTCGATGGCCGGCTGGTTGCCCAACCCGGACCCGATCCTGAAGGCCATGGGCCGCGACATCAGCACTTACCGCGATCTGCGCGCCGACGCCCATGTGGGCGGCTGCGTCCGCCGGCGCAAATCCACTGTGCTGGCGATGGACGGCACGCTGGAGCGCGACGGTGCGCCCGCCCGCATCCACAAGGCCATCGAGCAGATCCTCGATGACCTGGCCGCGACGACCAATCCCGACGAGCCGGGCGCCCAGCCGGGCCTGGAGACCCTGATCGGCGAGGCGCTTGACGGCGCGCTCTACGGCTACCAGCCCTTCGAGATCGTCTGGGGCAAGGTGGGGGCGCTGATGGTGCCCCAGGTGGTGCAGGGCAAGCCCCCGGAGTGGTTCCACTTCGATGCCGACAACCAATTGCGCTTCAAGGCCATGGGGAGCTTCGAGGGGGAGCTGTTGCCGCCGCGCAAGTTCCTGCTCGCCCGCCAGGATCCGACCTATCAGAATCCCTATGGCTTCCCAGACCTGTCGATGGTGTTCTGGCCCTATACCTTCCGCCGCGCGGCCAAGTTCTGGGTGTCGTGGCTGGAGCGCTATGGCGGGGACTTCCTGGTCGGCAAGCTGCCGCGCAGTGCATCGCCGCAGGAGTATCGGGACCTGACCGACAGCCTGGAGGCCATGATCCAGGACGCCGTGGCGGCGATCCCCGACGACGGCTCGGTGGAGGTCATGGGCAGTGGCAACAAGGGCGGCAGCACCGACGCCCATGAGCGCTTCCTGAAGTATTGGCGCGGGGAGATCTCGATTGCCCTGCTCGGCTCCAACCAGGGGGTCGAGTCCTCCGCCACACTCGCCAGCGCGACGGCGGCGCTACAGGTGACCGACGACATCCGCGACCGCGATGCCGAGATGGTCGAGCGCACGGTCAACCAGCTCATCCGCTGGATTGTGGATGTCAACTGGCCAGGTCAAAGCGCCCCCTGCTGGGAGTTAAGCGCGGACGAAGGGATTGACAAGACCTTGGCCGAGCGCGACGACCTGCTGGTCAAGTCGGGGGCGCGGTTGACCCGGGCCTATTTCCTGCGGGCCTACGACCTGGAAGAGGATGACCTTGGCCCAGAGGCCGAGCCCGCGGCGCCCGGGATGCCCCGGGCGGCGCCAGGAGCCGCCACCGCACCAGCCACCGACGCCCCGGCTACGGATGCCGCACCCGCCGACACGACGCCACCTGTGGCCCTGGCCGGCAGGGATGGCGGTCATGTCGGGAATGCAGGAGCATTTCCCGACTTGGTGGCGCCCCCAGCGGCGCTGTCGGGCCCAGACTACGCCGAGGCCCAAGCCTTCCGCCTGGCTGCGGCCCTGGAGCCGTCCATGCTGGCCTGGGTCGCAGGAATCCGCGCGGAATTGGACGCGGCCATCGCCTCTGGGGTGTCCGCGTCCGACTTCGCCGCGCGCCTGTTGACCCTCTACCCGACGCTTGCGGGCGGGGACTTCACCGCCATCATGGGCGAGGCCCTGGCGGCGGCGGACCTGGCCGGGCGTTACGACATCGACCACGGGGGCTGACGTGCCCAGCCCATGGGCCGACTACGGCTCGCTGCCTTTCCCCGAGCAGATTGCCTTCTTCAAGGACAAGGTCCACCTGCCCACGCAGCGCTGGGATGACCTCCTGGGCGCCGCCCACGACCGCGCCTTCGTGGTGGCGGGGGCGACCAAGGCGGACCTGCTCGCCGACCTGCACACGGCGGTGCTCAAGGGCATCGAGGAGGGGACCACGCTGGAGACCTTCCGCCAGGACTTCGACGCCATCGTGGCTAAACGTGGGTGGACCGGCTGGACCGGCGAGGGGACTCAGGGTGGGGTGGCCTGGCGCACGGACGTGATCTATTCGACCAACCTGCGCACCTCCTACGCCGCCGGGCGCTGGGCGCAGATCCAGGAGGTCAAGGCGACGCGGCCCTACCTGATGTACCGCCACAGCCACGGCGTGGTGCACCCGCGCCCGCAGCATGTGGCGTGGGACGGGTTGGTGCTGCCCACCGATGATCCCTTCTGGTCGAGCCACTACCCGCCCAATGGCTGGGGCTGCAAGTGCCGCGCCTTCGCGCTCAACGACGGCGACATCCGGCGCCTGGGCAAGGACGGGCCGGACCAGGCGCCGGTGCCGCCGGGCGACACCACGGGGATCGATAAGGGCTGGGACTATGCGCCGGGGGCGGGGATCAACGGGAAGCAGATCGCCGAACAGACGATGGCACAGTGGCGGGCCGCTAAGGCGGGCGCCTGGGAGACCTTGACGCGAGGGGACTGGCAGAGCAATGGCCGTCCGGAGAGGCTGCCGGCGGATCGGAGCGGGATCGCGATGGGTCCGCCAGCGACATCAACCCAGGGGGCCATCGAGGCCGTCCGTGACGCCTTGGGCGGAGCCGCCCTCACGTTGACGCTACTGGCCGGCGGGTGGGATTACCCGGTGCACATCGACGCGGAGGTGCTTGGGGGCCATATCGCCCCGGCACGTGCGCCCTATGCGCGATGGATTCCAGAGATGATTTCGGACCCACAGGAGGTGTGGGCTATGATGCAGCGCCACAAAGGAACCGGCAAGGTCGAACTGCGGGTGCGCATCATCAAGCGCATCGACACCGGCGGCAAGGAGGGGATGTTTCTGGTGGCCCAGGCCCAGGGCGGGATGCTGGAGGCGTGGACCTTCATCCCCACCGACGACTGGCGCTACCTCAATAAGCAGCGGGCGGGGGTGTTGGTTTATGGCCGTTGATTTAAGGGCCCTCGCTCCCGGCGCTCCGGGCGGGCTGCCCCTGGCAGGTATCGGCGAGCGCGCCCCCTGCCAGGACCGTGTTTTCAGTTTAGCACGGCGGGGGCAAGATGAAGTGAAAAAGGGATCTGACCCCTTTTTGACTCTTAGGCGGTTCAATGGCCGCGGGTATGCCCTGTTGGCGTGCCCGCATGACGCCACAGCCGAATATCTACGACCCCATGTGTGCGAGTTGTTCCCTGCTGAGTACCCAGCTCACTGCGCGCTGGTGGACTCGACCATTTCCGCTGGGGAACAATTCTTTTTCTGGCTGGCGCCGTTTGACTATTTCCTAAGCGCCTAACTGTTACTAGACAGACATGGCCGGCGCTAACCTCACCATCACCGTCACCTACGAGGACGCGGAGGTCCGCGCGGCCCTGGCGGCGATGCTGCGGGCGGTAAACCCGCCGGGGCCCGTGCTGCGCGACTTGGGCGAGGCGCTGCTGCTCTCCACCGACGACCGCTATCGGGCGCAGGTGGGACCGGACGGGCAGAAGTGGGCGCAAAACAGCGATACGACCCTGCTGCGTTACCTAGATCGCGGCGGCAAGGGTTTCACCAAGAAGGGCCGGCTCTCGGCCCGCGGGGCGCGTCGCCTGGGGGCCAAGGTGATCCTGCGCGACTCCGGCGACCTGCAAGATACCCTGCGCTATCAGGTGGGCGGGAATGGGCTGGCGCTGGGGTCCGATCGCAAGTATGCCGCCGCCCAGCAGTTCGGCATGCCCAAGGGCTACGCCGGGCGCACCAAGCGCGGGGCGCCGATCCCGTGGGGGAACATCCCGCCGCGGCCCTTCCTGGGGATCTCGGCGGACGACCGCGAGACCATCCTCGACACCCTGCGCGCGGCGCTGCGACCTGGAATCTAGCCCTAGGCCACCAGGGCGCTTAATAGGCAACTCCATCGCCAAAATTTGACGACATTGGTTGCTCGCCAGGCTTGAGACCATGGGCAACCATGCCGCCATGCCGACCCCCGCCCAGACCATGCCCAAGCGCCTGCATATCTTCCGTGCCGGGACCTATACCGACATGCACGGCGCCCAGGTCACCCTGAGTGCCGCGGACGTGGCCGCCTCTGCCGCAGCCTATGACCCGGCCATCCACCAGGCGCCGATTGTCGTCGGTCATCCCAAGGACAACAGCCCGGCCTTCGGCTGGCTGTCGGCCCTGAGCGCATCGGGAGACGACCTGGAGGGCGATCCCGTCGAGGTCGATGCCGACTTCGCCGCGGCCGTCCACGCCGGGCGCTACAAGACCCGCTCTGCCTCGTTCTGGCCCCCGACTCACCCCGGAAATCCCAAGCCCGGGGTGTGGTATGTCCGCCATGTCGGATTTCTCGGGGGAGCGGCCCCGGCCGTCAAGGGGCTGCGCGGGGCGGATCTCGCCTCCAGCACCGACGACGGCATCACCACCTTACTCATCGAGGACCCACCCATGCCAGACCCCACCCTGGACCTCGCCGCGCGCGAGTCCGCACTGACTGAGCGCGAAACCGACCTGGCCAAAGCGGCACAGCAGCTCGCCGCCCGTGAGGCCGCGATCGCCGCCCGCGAGGCCGCCGCCAAGGCCCAGGGCGAGGCGATTCGCCGCACCGAGATTACGGCGTTTTGCGAAAAGCTGGCCGGGGAGGCGCGCATCCGCCCCGCCGATGCCCCGGCCCTGGTGACCCTGCTCGCGACGCTACCCGAGGAGCCTGCGGTGGAGTTCGCGCAGCCGGGCGAGACGCCCGCGCTCCCAGCGGCCTTCCTGCGCCGCTTCCTTGCGGCCCTGCCGCCCATCGTGGAGCTAGCCGAGATCGCCACCAAGGCGCGCGCCGGTACGCCGCAGGGTGAGTTGTCCGATGCCCAGGCCGCCAGCCGGGCGCGTGCCTACAAGGCCAAGCAGGACGCCGCCGGGCAGCCCATCTCCTTCGCCGCCGCCGTTGCCGCGGTCGAACTCAACCAAGACCGTCAGGAGGCATAACCATGTGGCGCAACCCGCTACTCGACAAGACCTATAGCGCCGGTGGCACGATCTCCCCGTACCGCCTGGTCAAGTTCGGATCGTCTGATACCGCTGTGGTCCAAGCCACGGCGGCAACGGATGGCCTGATCGGCGTTGCCGGACAGGTCGGTGCTACCACCGGGACGGTGCTCGACATCACCGTGGTCGGCATCGGCGAGGTCGAGCTGGGCGATACCGTCACCCGCGGCCAGCAGGTGACCGCCGACAGCGCCGGCCGCGCGGTCCCCGCGACCTCCGGCAATTCTGTGATCGGGGTCGCCTTCAAGTCCGGCGTGGTGGGCGACATCGTGCCCCTGCTGCTGCACTTGCACTCGGCCGGCGACTCCGACGCCGCCCCGCTGTATCAGGCAGACGTGACCATCGCCACCGCGGCGGTCAAGACCCTCAACGCGACCCCCGTCGCCCTGGTGGCCTCCCCCGGCGTGGGCAAGATCGCCGTGCCGGTGCTGGTGCAGTTGATGCTCGACTATGGCTCGGTGGCCTACGACGGCATCGCCAGCGGCGAGGACCTCAACATTCGCTACACCGACGGCTCCGGCGCCCTGATTGCCACTGTGGAGACGACCGGATTCCTCGACGCGACCGCGGATGCCGTGCGCGTCGTCGCACCCACCACCGCCGCCGCCCTGACCCCGGTCGCCAACGCCGCCATCGTGCTGTTCATGGCTACCGGGGAGATCGCCACGGGTAACAGCCCGCTGAAGGTGCGTACCTATTATCGCGTCCTCGACGCGGCGCTTTAACCGGAGATCCTCATGCCTACCACTGTCGCCGCCAATGGCCAGCCGTTCGTCATCGTCCCGAGCCTCACTCGGATTGCGATGGCCGTCACCAACGAGGAATACATCGCCGATCAGGTGTGCCCGCGCGTGCCCGTCATGGGCGAGCTGTTCGAGTACACCAAGGTCGCCCTGAAGGACGGTTTCCAGACCCCCGATGACCTGATCTCGCGCACCGGCAAGCTCAACGAGTTGGAGTTCTCCAGCTCCGATGAGACCGACCGCACCATCGACCGCGGCCTGGCCGCCCCGGTGCCGCTGAAGGACGTGGACGCAGCCGCCCAGGCCAACATGGCCGACCCGCGCGGGATGGCGGTGGAGAATCTCACCCAGATCATGCTGCTCAACCGCGAGGTGCGGGTGGCCGGGGTGCTGTTCGACGCCAGCAACTATGCTGGCGGCCTCAAGCTGACCCTGGACGGCACCAGCGCCAAGTACCGCTGGGACGATGCCACCAACGGGGACCCGCTGGGCTACATCGAAAACGCCATGTCCGCCATGCAGGTGCGGCCCAACACCCTGACGGTCGGTTACGCCGTCTGGCTGGCGATCCGCAAGCACCCCAAGGTGATTAGCCGCCTCTACGGCTCAGCCTCCACGCGCGGCACCGCCCTGATGCAGGACGTGGCATCCGAGATGGAGCTTGACCGCATCGCTGTCGGGCGGGCCTGGAAGGACTCCGGCGCCAAGGGCCGGGCGGCGAGCATGGACCGGGTGTGGGGCAACTTCGCGGCCCTGACCCGCGTGCAGACCGGCCTGACCGGGGCGCGTACCACGCAGCCGACCTTTGCCATGACCGCCCAGTACGAGGGGCGGGTGTCCGGGACCTACTTTGATCCCGCCCGCGGCAAGAAGGGCGTGGAGATGGTCAAGGTCACGGAATCGGTCAAGGAGCTGGTCGCCTGGCAATCCGCCGGCTACCTGTTCACCACCCCCGTGACGCCCTAATCCGCCGAGCGCGCGCACGCCATGAGCTACACCGCCGACACGGACCTGCTGACCATCATCGCCGAGCGGACCCTGATCCAGCTCTCAGCGGATGATCCGCAGGCCCAGTTGCCGGATTGGCTGGTGGTGGCCGAGGCGCGCGCCTATGCCGATGGGCAGATCGATGCGCGCCTGCGCCAGCGCTACCCGCTGCCGCTGGCCGCAGTGCCCCGCGAACTGAAGGACTGGGCCCTGGCGCTCGCCCGGCAGTGGCTGTACGCCCGCCGCCCGGACGGCCCGGACCTGCCCGAGGCGGTACGCGCCGCGGCCAAGGATGCACTGTCCGCGCTGGACGCGGTACGCGACGGCAAGATGAGCCTGGCCATCCCGCCCGTGGACGCGGGGGGCGAGACACCCATGCCGGAGTCCGGGCGGGTGCTGGTACGGGGGCCGGATAAGGCCTTCAACGCCGACTTAATGGGGCGTTACTGATGGCTATCTCGTCCGGTTACGGGCGCGGATTGAAACACTGATGGCCGACACCCTGGCCATGATCGAGGCGACGCTCGCCCACCTGGAGCAGGCCCTGCCGGATCTGGCGGTGGAGCTGTTCCCGTCACGGCCAGCGGAATACCGCCTCAATCACCCCGTTGGCGCCGTGCTGCTGGGCTACCCGGGCTCCAGCCACAAGGACCCGCGCCCGATGGGGATGGTGGCCCAGGAGCGGGCGGTACGCTTCGGCTGCACCCTGGTTGCCCGTGAGGTCTGGGGGAATCTGGGGGCGGTGGCACTGTTGGACCGCCTGCGCGCGGCCCTGGTCGGCTGGGCGCCGCCGGACTGCGACGGCCTCTATGCGCTGGCCGACAAGTTTCTGACCGAGGATGCCGGGGTCTGGTGGTATTCGAGCGACTTCGAGGCCCAGAGCATGACCCTCGAGGACCGCGAGCCAGACATCGGGCCGCGGCTGATCCACGCCACGCTGCTCGACCCCTACACCACGCGCACCGAGACCATTCTGCATCCCGGCGGCGAGATCACTACGGAGCATTTTGAACCATGAGCCTGTACACCTACGCGGCCAACGGCCCGGTAGCGAGCGTGACGCTGCGCCTTGAGGGCGCGCCCGATCTGGATGTGACCTTCCACCCTGGCGCCCTGATGGACCTGCCGGAGGACCACGCCTATGTGGTCCGGTTGGTGGCCCGCGGGCTGTTGACGGCGGCGCCGGTGGCCCTAGCGCAGCCTCAAGCGCCAGTGCGCGTCTCCAAATCCAAGCACCAGGAGTAATCCATGTCTGCAAACTTTCTCCATGGCGTCGAGACCATCGAGCTCGACATCGGCCCGCGCCCGATCCGGGGCGTCAAGACCGCGGTCATCGGCCTAGTGGGCACCGCCCCGATGCTGGATGTGGCCTCCGCGGATCGCACCCTCGACAGCTTCAAGCTGGTAACCAACGACCGCGACGCAGTGCGCTACTTTGGCTCGGACCGGACCGGCTTCACCCTCCCCTGGGCCCTGGATGCGATCTTCGACCAGGGCAACGGGCCGATCTGCGTGGTGGTCAACGTGCTCGACCCGGACACCGACGTGGCGGCGGTCACCGCCGAGGTGTTAGCGGTCAGTGCTACCACACTCAAGGCGAATCTGGCACACCCGCAGGTCTCCGGCGTGGTGATCACCAACAGCGCCGGCACCGTCACCCGCTCGGCGGTCCCAGCCGCGGCCTTTGGTACCCTGACCAGCGACGCGACCGCGCCGGCCAACAACGACACGGTCACAGTCGGCACGCGGGTCTATACCTTTAAGACCGCGCTCTCGACCGGCCCCACGGTGGCCAACGAGGTGCTGATCGGGGTCTCCGCGGCGGTGGCCCTGGACAACCTCAAGAGCGCTATCAACGCCACGGCGGGCTCCGGTACCACCTACAGCACCGGCACCGTGGTCCACGCGGACGCGGAGGCCACCACCAACACCGACACCACCCAGGTGATTGCCGCGCGCACCACCGGCGTGGACGGCAATGCCATCGTCACCACCGAGACCAGCACCCACCTGGTCTGGGGCGCCGCGACCCTGCTCGGGGGCGCGGGCGACTACGTCCTTGATGCGGCCAACGGCATCATCACCAAGGTGGTGGGCGGCAACCTGGTCAGTGGCGACAAGGCCGCCTACAACTGGCTCGATCCGAGCAAGCCGGTGGCCGCGGACATCATCGGCACCGTCAACGGTGCCGGCGACCGCACCGGGATGCAGGCCTTCCTCGACACCTACCAGGCGCTGGGCTTCTACCCGAAGCTGCTGATCTGCCCCGGCTACGCGAGCCTCAACACGGTGGCCAGCGAGATGCAGGTGTTGGCGACCAAGGTCCGGGCGATGGCGCTGATCGATGCGCCCATCGGCACCACGGTGCAGGACGCCATCACCGGGCGCGGCCCGCTCGGGGCGATCAACTTCAACTATTCGGGCGACCGCATGGTGCTGTGCTACCCGCACGTGAAGAAGTACGACCCGACCACCGACACGGAGTTGCTGCGCCCGATGAGCCCCTTCCTGGCCGGGCGCTTCGGCGCCACCGACCAGGCGCGCGGCTACTGGTGGAGCGCCTCGAACCAGGAGATCCTGGGTATCAGCGGGGTGGAGATCAAGCTCACCAGCATGATCAACGACCCGACCAGCGAGACCAACCTGCTCAACGAGGTCGGTATCGTCACGCTGTTCAATTCCTTCGGTACCGGGATTCGCACCTGGGGCAACCGCTCGGCGGCCTGGCCGGTGATGACCCACCCGCGCAACTTCATCAACATCCGGCGCACCGCCGACGTGATCCACGAGAGCATCGAATATTCGATGATGCAGTTCCTGGACGCGCCGATCACCGACGCCTTGATTGATGCGATCACCGAGTCGGTCAACATGTTCCTGCGCACCCTGATCATGCGCGGGGCCCTGATCGACGGGAAGTGCTTCTGGGACAAGGCCAAGAATCCCTATACCGAGATCGCGCTGGGACATCTGACCTTCGATCTGGACTTCATGCCGCCCCCGCCGTTGGAGCGCATCACCTTCGAGTCGTTCATCGACATCAAAATGCTGCAAGCCCTGACCGGCGTCCTTGGGCAGAACTAAGGGGTAGACCATGGCCAAAATCGACATCAAGCGCGTTACCAACGCCAACGTCTACCTCGATGGCACCAGCTTTCTGGGCCGCGCCGAGGAGGTCGAGCTTCCCAACATCAAGCACAAGATGGTGGAGCACAAGGCACTCGGCATGGTCGGCACCATCGAGGCCTGGTCCGGCATCGAGAAGATGGAGGCCAAGTTCAAGTGGGCCTCGTTCTACAAGGAGGTCCTGGCCAAGGCCGCCGACCCGTTCAAGGCGGTGAGTGTGCAGGTGCGCTCCAGCCTGGAGACCTACACCAGCGCCGGGCGCGTCTCCGAGGTGCCGGTGGTGGTGTTCCTTACCGGGCAGTTCGACTCGATCCCAACCGGCAAGTATAAGCAGCACGACAACGTCGAGCTGGAGTGCGGGATGGCGGTCAGTTACTGCAAGGTGGTGGTGGATGGGGCCGACGTGGTCGAGTTCGACGCCTTTGCCAACATCTACAAGGCCGACGGCAAGGATCTGCTAAGCACCTACCGCGCCAACATCGGGGGGTAATGCGTGACCCAAATCACCCTGTCTGATGGGCGTATCGCCGACCTGCGCGAGGCCAAGGGCCGCGACCTGATTGCCGCCTCGCGCCTGACCGACGACGCCGCGGCCTTGAGCCTGGCACTCGCCGCCCAGGTGCTGACCATAGCCGGCGAGCCGGTGCTGTTCGAGGAGATCATGGACCTGCCGCTGCGTGATGCGGTGGAAATCCAGACGGCGATGGTGGAGCAACTGGGGACGCTCCCTACCCAGGCCCCGGCCACCTGATGCACCTGGCGCATGTCACCGGCTGGGGGCATGCGGAGCTGATGGGGATGCCAGTGGCAGAGCTGGCTTACTGGTGCGGGGAGGCCCTGGACTACTGGGCGCAGATCAATCGGGTGGAGTAGGGGCGGGTTTCAAACCAGCCCGTACGTCGGGTTTAAACCCGCCCCTCCTAGAGGAGGCGGCTGAACAGGCGGTGAAAGATCTCCGCGACCTGGAACATCAGACCCAGGGCGACAGACATGAAGACGAAGAACACGGCCCCGGACACCCAGCCCTCGGCCAGCCACAGGTGGACGGTGCCGATGAGAATCATGGCGATAAACAGGTACTGGAGCAGCTTCATGGCAGGGTCCCACGGCGTGGCGATTAAGAGAGTCTAGCCCATGTCTGCGACCATGACCCTGGCGGTACTGCTCGCCCTGCGAGACCAGCTCTCGCCGGGGCTGCGCCAAGTCCAATCCAACCTGGAGCGTACCCGCCAGGCAGCGCGGTCCCTCCAGATCGCCGGGGCCTCGATGATGGCCGGCGGGATGATGCTCGGGCGCACCCTCAAGACGCCGATCTCGGCGTTCGCCGACCTGGAGGAGGCAACGCTCGCGCTGAAGTCCGCGATGATGCGCTCGGACAATACCATCGCACCCGAGTTCGAGCGGATTCAGGCGCTGGCAGTAGAACTTGGCAATAAGCTCCCGGGCACCACCGCCGATTTCGCCGAGATGTTCACGGCCCTGATCCAGAACGGGACCAAGGCCGAAGACATCCTGGGTGGGTTGGGCAAGACCACGGCCTACTTAGGCATCGCCATGAAGCTGCCGGCCACGGAGGCGGCCAACCTCGTAGCGACCCTAGCCCGGGACCTGAGCATCGCGCCGAAGAACATGATGGCGTTCGCGGATGCGATCCAGCGCACGCGCAACCTGGGCGTGACGGCCACCGAGATGGGCTACGCCTTCAGCCATTCGGCCGGCGCGCTCAAGACCGTGGGGGCCACCGGCCTGGATGCGGCCAACAAGCTCATCCCGATGTATACCATGCTCATCCGCACCATGAAGAGCGGGGAGCGGGTGGGTACAAACGTCGCTTCCATGATCGAGGGGCTGAAGCGCTTTGAGTTCGCGCCGAGCAAAGGTGACCACGAAGCCAAACAAGTCTTGGCACAGCACGGCATCAAGTGGAGCTTTTTCGATGGCAAGGGCAACCTGGTCGATCCCCAGACGCTCATCGGGCAATTCGAGCAACTCAAGAAGCTAACGACTGAAGAGCAATACAAGGTCACCCGCGGAATCTTTGGCGGCGGGTTCGATCAGCAGATGATGCAAATCCTCACCCATGAGGGCCTCCAGGGCCTGCATGAGGTGACGCAACAGATGCAGGAGCAGGCGGACTTGAACGCCCGCATCGCGCTTCAGCTGACGGGTCTAAAATTGCTGTGGGAAGCGGCCACAGGCACCTTTACCAACACCCTGGCGGCCTGGTCGGATGCCAACTCCGAGTCACTGAAGAAGCTGGCCACGGGCTTCAACGAGCTGTCGGAGAAGCTCTCCGGCTGGATCAAGGAATACCCGCAGATCGCCAAGTGGAGCGGCGCTATCCTTGGCGTTTCCGCTGCGGTGGCTGTGCTGGGCGGGGCGCTGGCGATTGCCGCGGGCACGGCGACGCTATTCCTGGCCCCACTGGCGGCGCTGGTGGGTCCGCTGAGCCTGATGGTCGCCGCTGGGGCAGCACTGGTCGCCTTCAACTGGGGCGCCGTGGTGGCGTGGATAGACCCGGCCATCGTCAAGGCCCGGGAGCTGTGGGATGCCTTCAAGGCTGGTATCCCTGGCGCCATAACCAAGGCCCGGGAGCTGTGGGACGGCCTCAAGGTCTGGAGTGCCCCGGCCATTGCCCGAGCCGGCGAGCTGTGGGAGTCGTTCAAGGCGGGCATCCCTGGCGCCATAGCTAAGGTCCAGGACCTATGGGACCGCTTCAAGGCGGGTATCCCGGACGCCATGGCCAAGGCTAGGAAGCTGTGGGAAACGTTCAAGGACGGCGCCGCCCAAGCCGCAACCGCCGCGGCCGGACTGGGGCGTGGGCTGGCGTCTGTCGCGCAGCAAGCCGGGCGATTCGGGAAGGGGTTTTTCTCGGAATTCTTCGCGGAGATGTCCAAGAGCAAGGAGGCCGGGGAGGTGCTGGCGTGGCTCGGCGAAAAACTTAGCGCGCTTAAGGTGGCCTTCGGCTGGGCGGGCGACAAGATCGCTCAGTTCGGCCGCTGGCTGTCGCAGTTGACCGGGCCCACCAAAGCGGCCGGGGATGCGGCTGAGGCGATGGGGCGCTCCTGGGGCAGGGCCACCGCCGAAATCCTACAGAAAATCCTTGAGTTGCCAGGCGAGATCAAGAAGCTGGCCTGGGCCATGTGGGAGGCCGGCGCCGCGCTGATGGAGGGGCTCAAAGCCGGCATCCTCGCCAAGTTCAAAAACATCAAAGACACCATCGTCGGCCTGGGCCAGAGCATCAAGGGCTGGTTTTCCGGCAAGGACGGAATCGATGCCCACTCGCCAAGCCGCCTGTTCATGCGCCTGGGCGGCTTCCTGACCCAGGGCCTGGCCTTGGGTATCCGCCAGGGCACGCCCGCCGTCCTGGGGGAGCTGGGTACCCTGGCGAAGGCCGTGGGCAAGGGCTTTGCGCCCTCGCCCCTGCGCCTGGTGGCCAGTAACCGCCATCCGCTGCCCAACCTGTCCAGCGCCGCGGCACCGGCCCTGCGCCTGGCCGGTCGCGGCGGCGGCTCGACGGTCCACTTCAACCCGACCATCAACGTGACGGGGGCCAGCCCTGGCCCGATCAAGGAAGCGGTCAACGCGGCGCTGAAGCTGTCCATGCGCGAGTTCGAGCGCGTCGCCATCGCGGTCGACCATGCCGCGGCACGGCGAGGCTACGCATGAGTGCCTACCTGCAATTGGGGTCGGTGCGCCTGGACCTGATCGCCCACGTCGAGGGCTTCGAGGGCGAGAACAAGTACACCTACGCCGAGCACGAGATCATCGAGGGCAAGAACCACCTCCAGTGGGTCGGCGACGAGCTGATGACCCGCACGCTCGATTGCCAACTGCACGCCCGCTACTGCGACCCACACGCCGAGTACCTCAAGCTGAAGAAGGCCGCCGAGCGTCATCAGGCGATGCTGTTGTACTTCGTGTGCGGGATCATCGAGGGGATGTATGTGATTCGCTCGATTCAGCGGACCCTCCAGCACACCGACAAGCTGGGCCGGCCCTATGCCCTGACGCTGCGCATCGACCTCGAAGAGTATGTGCTGCCCAAGGGTACGAACGAGGCCACGGGTTGGTTGGGCCAGTTGGGCCAGTGGCTGGGCCTGGATAACCCGGGCGAGCAATTGGTCGGGGTCGGGCTGGAGTTGGCCAGCGACCCGAAAGGCTTTTTGCAGGTGGCCGGAAAGAACATCCTCGGCGGTGTCGCCGACATTGGGCTGGACATGCTCGGCCCGCTCGGGCCGGTGGCGAACAACATCTACAGCCTGGCGGCACGCCAGAGCCCGGGCGCCCTGCTGCTATGAGCACCCATCTGGAGATCATCACCACCCAGGGCGAGCGCTGGGACCTGCTGGCCTGGCGCTACTACGGCAACCCGTACCGCTACGAGCCCATCGTGGCGGCCAACCCGCACGTGCCCATCGTGCCGATCCTGGAGTCCGGCTGGCGCCTGGCGATCCCGGTCCTGGATCGGGAGTCCGCGCCGGTGCTTCAGGCGGATCTGCCGCCCTGGAAACGGGGGCTGTAATGGCGCTTGAAGTCCCCGTCGAAGATCCCTGGTACGCGGTCACCTACGACGGTGTGGGTATCCACGAGGACATCTCCGGCCTGCTCACCGAGCTGGTCTATACCGACGTGGAGCACGGCGAGTCGGACACGCTGGAGATCACCTGCGAGGACCGTTACCACCACTTCAAGAAGGAGTGGTTCCCGTGCCCACCCGCGACCCTGACCGCGGAGATCGGCTATGAGGACGGGCGACGCCTGAAGTGCGGGACCTTCCAGCTCGATGAAACGACCTGGGCGGCGCGCGCGGACACGGTGCGCATCAAGGCCCTGGCGACCATCATCACGCCGCACCTGCGCACCCGCGAGGGCGTTGGCTATGACCAGACGAGCCTCAAGGAGATCGTCGAGACGGTGGCCAAGCGCAACGGCCTGGAGCCGCGCCACGACATCGACCCCAAGATCCGCATGGACCGGGTGACGCAGAACCATGAGCGTGACTTACCCTTCCTGACCCGGCTGGCGGAGGATTACAACTACGCCTTTACGGTGCGCGGCCATGAACTGCACTTCTGGTACATCCCGACCCTGGAAAAGAAAGGGCCGGTACTGACCTACCAGCGCACGGACCTGAAGCAGTTCTGCCTGTCGCTCCAGAGCGAGGAGACCGCCCCGCAGGGGGAGGTGTGCTATCAGGACCCGGACGGTTGCTCCCCGGTGAAGGGCTGCGCGGGGGGACCATCCGCGACTGGGGACACCTACCGACGCCTGCAACGGGCGCCGACGCAAGACCTTGCGGAGCGCCAAGCCGAGGGGAGACTCCACAACAAGGACAAGCGCTGGCTGGCCGGCACCATCACTGTGGTGGGCGATGTGCGCCTGGTGGCGGGCATCAACCTGCTGTTGGTGGGTCTGTTCAAGCTCGACGGCAAGTATCACGTGGAGAGCACGGCGCATCGCCTGGCGCGTGGACTGGGCTACGAGACCCAAGCGCAGATCTATCGGGTGTCGCCGCCGATCCCGGGTTGCCTGCTGGTGGGCCGCAACGCCACAACCCCGACGGGGCGCCCATGAAGGTTATCCGCGGAACCAAGGGCGCCCACCCCAAGACCGGGCAATTCCGCTTCGGCATCGTCACCGAGGTCGATGCCGCCCGCGCGCGGGTCAAGGTGCGCCTGCCCGATCAGGGCGACCTGGTAACCAAGTGGATTCCGGTCACCACCCAGACCACCTCAAAGGACCGTCACTACGGCATGCCGGAGCCCGGCAGCCAGGTGGCCTTGCTCACCGATCAGTTCTGTGAGGACGGGGTGTGCCTGGGGTCGATCTATTCCAACCCGCACCCGATCCCGGCTGGGGCGGGCGCCGGGCAATTCGGTACCTGGTTCGAGGACGGGACCGTCATCCGCTACAACAAGACGACCCACGGCCTGCTGGTGGACCTGTCGGCCACTCATGGACCCGTCCAGATCAAGGGCGGGGCGGTGGTGGTCGAGGCCTTGAGCCTGATCCTGACCGGGCCTTGGGGGTCGCTGGATTTGTCCGGTGAGGCGATGAACCTGATCACCAAGACCATCAATGTGATCGCCCAACAGTCGGCCAGCGTGACATCGCCGGCAGTGCAGGTGACCGGCAATGCCACGGTGCATGTCACGGCGCCAGCGATCACGCTGTCTGGGACCACCATCATCGACGGGGACATCTACATCTGATGGGCAGCAGCCTCAAGACCTGGATGTCCAGCGTCGTCACGGCCGCGACGACCCACCTGCAAACCCTGTTGGGTGGCGGGACAACAGTGCACGGGATGAGCGGCTGGGGGGCGGACGCGAAGGACCTGGCGGCCAGCCAGGCCCCGGGCACGGCCACCACGGTCTCGCGCGGGGACCATGTGCATCCGATCCCCTATGGCGTCAC